GGTAGTCTGCTGCGTTACCTAGTGATGATGCTTGGTTGTTTAGCTCAACGTAGCCATAACGTGTCATGAATGATACTGTTGGCTCGAATGTTGCTGGATCTAGCACTGTGCCTGATGACATTAGTGGGATATATGGGCAATAGAACGCTGCTGCGTCTGTTTCTGTTGAACCTTTGTATCCTACTAGGATTGTGTCGTCTGCTGCGTACTGGTTTACATATACACGCATTGTGCCGTTTAATGTACCAACGAATTTTGTGTTTGTTGGTGCTTCAAATGGACCTTCTGTTGTACGTGCAAACGCTGATGTTGTCGCTGATTGTAGTACTGTTAGCATTGTTGGTGAAACAATTGCCCAGTTACCTGCGCCACGACGTGTACGTGCTGCAATTAGGTTTGCGTTTTTGTTGATTAGAACTGCAAGTGCTGCATGTTCGTCACCTACGTATGTCGCTGTACCTGATACTGCTGATTGATCATATGTGTCAGCTGCAGTACCTGCTAGTGAACTTAGAGAAGCAATGATCTCTTGGTCGATTTCAGCAGTAATTTCTTGTGCAAGTGCTTGCATGATTTCTGCTTCAACGTCTAGACCGTGCATTGACTGTGCGTCTTGCGCTGCTTCAAATGTCCAACGTGCTGATAGCTTACGTGTTTTAGCTTCAACAGTTTGCTTGAGTACTTGAATACTCATTTTGCGTCCTGCTTCACCTTCTAGTGATGCAGTTGCATCTGCTGTTGCTGATGATGCGTTACCTGAGTAACCTGTTGCGATTGCGAATGGGCTTAGTGCTTCATCGCCTGCTGTCGCTGTGCCTGCTGTTTCTGCATAACGTACACGTAGTGTGTGAATCTGACCTACTGGTCCTGTCATTGGCTGAACACCAACGATTTCGTTTGCAATAACTGTTGGCATAACACGACGAATCACTGGAAGAATAACTTTGTTAAGTGTTGCAATGTTACCTGATTGAGTTGCACCAGCTGTAGCAGATTCTGCTAAGTAACGCTTAGTGTTCTCAAGTGTTGATTCCATCACTTGCTTTTTTGTTCCAGTTAGACCGTCGGTTAGTGCTTCTTTGGTTGCATTCCAATTTTCAAATAATGCGTCCATAATCGGTCTCCTTAACTTATACCGGCTAATTTGCGAAGGTTAACAATGTTGTCATCAACATTTGCTTCTGCTGTTTTTCCCCCAGTGACTTCTTTAGTAGATTCACTAAGTACCTTCTTTTCTTTTAATGGTTTAGCATCTTCCTTCAATACTGATGGTAGATACTTATTGAATGCATTCTGCAAGTCTGCTGTTTTAGTAGACTCTAGTAGTGCACCCATTATTTCTTTTTGTTGCTTTGAAAGTGGTGCCATCATTTCGTTGAGGGCAGTTTTACGTTCTGCTTTATCTGCTTCAATACGTGCTTTACGTGCTGATTCAGTTAGCTGAACTTCTTTCTCTGCAACGGCTTTGTTTGCTTCATCAAGTTGTGCTTTTAGCTTGTCCATTGATTTGTTTAGTTTTGCAACTTCTGTACCTTCATTAAGGTAGCTGCTCATAAACTCTGCTGCAAATGTTTCAAAAATCTTACGTCCAAATGTATTTTCTTTAGCAACTTGGATGTCTTCTTTTAGTGTTGTAAGTTCTTTCTTAATAGTATTTTCAAGAATTCCTTCAACTTTAGTTGCAGCACTTTCAATAAACTTACGTTTTGTACTCTCGATAGCTTCTTTGCCTTCTTTAATCAATTTGACTTTTGCTTCAACTAGTGAGCGTTTGTCTTCATGAAACTCGTTGAGCTCTTTTGTAAGTTGTTCAAGTACAAAGCCCTCTAATTGAGCCATGTTCTTGTCTTGTGCCTCACGGTCTTCGCGAAGTTCATTAATTTCTTTGCGAAGTGTTTCCATCACAAACTCGTCAAGTACATTTGCATGTTCTGACATATGCTTGCGATAAGCAACACGATCTTCTGCTACTTTAGCTTTGTCTGCTTGGAACTCTTCAAGTTCTTTTGCAATAACTTCGCCAATCATTGTGTCCATTGCTTCTACGATCTGCGCTTTGTCATTTTCATAACGTTCCGCAAATTCTTCACGTAGTTCTGTAGCAATTTCTTCTCTAGCTTCAGTGATTTTGGTTTCCCATGCTTCACTGATTGAAGATCTTACGTCTTCGGAGAGCGTACCTGAGCTTAATAGTTCATCTAATGTATGAGCCATATTAATCTCTCCTATACTTTAGGTTGTTTATAAAGTTTGTTACCTCTTCTTGGAGATAACGTTGTGCTCTTGTATCGTATCTTGCTGCATCGGCAACATCCATTAATACATTACCACGTCTATGATTCATAATTCTTTCATAGATTGGATCGGGGTAAGCATCTGGAGCACTTGGATTAGCAACAATGTCAACGGTTATAATTTCAAAGTCTTTGACTTTACCGTCTTCATTGACGTTGCCACTGCCTCTACTAGATACGCCTAATTTTACTCCACTTTCCAATAAAGTTTTACAAATATTACCCATTGGAGTTGGTAGAATTTTTAGCTTACCAATACCGTTAGGACCATCAATATCCATTTCAGTAATCATGTGACTTACACGATCTAAATTGATATTAAGATCATCTGGGTGATCAGCTTCGCCTAATACTGAATATCCTTTTTTAATTTTTTCATTAATTGCTTTAACAGCACTATGAATTTCTTGTGCAGGATAAACACGATTGTTTTGATTGCGTACATCACCTTCAATAAAAATACCTTTCATATACAGGCTCTTACCGTTACCTTCGTCGATTGCTTCAGTAACGATATTTGCTTGACTAAATGTAAGGTGTTCTTTTAAAGATAACATATTACTTCATCTCTCTCTTTGGTGCCGGAGCAGCAGATAATCCGCCTGCTTCTTGTGGACCTGTTACACCCATGTCTTTAGCTGCAGGTGCTTTTGCACTTGATTCTTCAGCTGTGTCTGTTGGATGTGGTTTACCCATGTCGTTGCCAGCATCGTTAACAGGTGACTTGCTGTTGTCAGAACCGTCTGGATGAGAAACATTAACTGCTGAAAGTTTTGCACCTTCATCAACTGCTTCTACTTCTTCTTCTACTTCTTCTGACTCAAAAGCAACTGCTTCTTCAGCTTCTTCAGCTTCTTCTGCTTCTTCACCGTCATCATCGCCCATCATGTCAGCAAATGCTGCACGTAATTCTGCAATTGCATCTTCAACGTTTGCTAGAGCTTCTTCAGCGTCGGCTTCGTCGCCTTCACCTTCTTCTGCATCCATGTCCATGTCCATGTCCATAGCGATTTCATCAGCAGCATCATCTACTGACTCTTCGTCGTCCATTTCTTCATCGTCATAGATTTCTTCGCTTTCAATTTCTTCTTCAGCAGATTCAATATCGTCTAGAAAATCTTCTTCTGCATCAGAGGCATCAATTGCTTCTTCGACTTCTTCTT